CCTTCTAGACTGGGTTAATACTTTTACCGTTTACCTCTACAACTTTTCCATCAAAGTCATTACAGATTTTTCTTACCAAAGTATTTTTATAGATAGGATGAGTCGTATATAACTTTTGTTTTTCCATCCAGGCTTTTTGCTCTTCGGTTAAGTGTGTTGTCCTTGCATTCTTACTCATCAGAATCCTATTTCATTACGGTCCATACCTAGTGGCTTGTCCGACAAACAAATCCAATCTTCTGAAGGTATATGTATGTAAGGCTCGTTGTCTTCATCATAAGTAGGATTATCACTTATGTTCATCCTGACATCATAAACAAAGTCTTTGTTCCATTCGTGCATGTAAATACCATCAGTCATAGCGTACACAATAATAAAAGGCACTCCGGTTGCTAATGCAAAAGAAGATCCTTTCCTAAGTTTATTGGTAGATATAATCATAGTGTCGTACTTGTCATAAGCAAATGTTCTGCATTTAACCTCACACCAATAATTACTTTCTGCCGACTCTATCCAGTAATCTAAAGAATAACTAGGCGGCAACTTATGACAGCTTACTCCCCATAGGCCCTCTAAAAATCCTGCTACTCGTTCTTCTCGCTTCTGATCTTCTCTGCTTTCTAATGATGGTGTCTTCATAATTACTCCTCAAAGAAGTTAGGATCTACGGCAACAAACCTTTTGGCTGGTCTGCCTTTGCCCCCAACTTTAATTTCAATTTCTTGTATCTCTCTAGAATTCTTTAACCGTTCTATTATTTCTTTAACTTCGTACGACTTCATACTTCTAAACAACTCATGCCTATCCACTTCTCTTTTAGATATGCCTTCACCGTTTCTAGATCTAATGAAAGATAAAACCTGTTTAATTTTAGATTCTGTTGCAGAGCTAGCCACTTTATCTCTACAAGCCTCTATAAACATCAAATCGTAGTATCTAATGTAATCTATCGCCCACTTAGTTATATCGGCTGTAATCTTAGTAGCGTCTGCGCTAGAGGCTAAAGTACAAAGCAAGGCTAATCGCATAGCTTTCTCTTTAGATCTACTAAGCAAAGGCTCTAGGTTATCTTTCTCTAATATGTCTTGGCGTTTTATAATCTCCCTAGCAAAGTCTTGTAATAGTTCTTCTGACGCTTTATCAAACTCTATTACAGTTTGGCTTAGATCTAACTCTGCATTATTTCTAGAAGCATCAGTTAGATTGCCTTTTAATCTGCGAATATAATTAACCCAGTTCACTATGCTTATGGGTGGTTCTTTGAATCTTTTTAGATCTCCAACTCTTCTTGGTTCATTAGACTCCACAACAACAAATCTATTAAGAAACCCGTCTGCAATCCTGCCTCCATTCAAAGCTGAATAAAAGTTCTTTGGTACTGACAATCCAACTAAGGTAATGGCTGGTTTATGAGTAACCCTGTTCATCATCTGTTCTTTGAATTGTTCTTGAACAGCCATTAATGAATAGTTATCTGGTCGTAGAGTCCCATGACAGCGACCCCACGCTTCCATAAGAGTTTGTATGCCGTCTTCTTTGTTTGTATTGCCAGCGTTACTGATAGCCTCTAAGCGCTTGCCAAACTCATCCATTACGGTTATTTGTGTTGGTCTTATTTTCAACACAGAATGCACAGCACCACTTGAGGTATAACCATCACCCACTATCAAATTGCTATGATCCGAAGCATTTAATATAGATTCTATGAATGTCTTGATGTTTTCTTTGCCTTGGCCTGACTTGGCTACCCCCATAAAGTACATACTAGAAAAGTTATTCATGTTGGTTCTATACAATCTTCCACAGGTAACACTCGCTAATGCTAATGCGCCGACTAAAGATAGTTCTGGTTGCGGCACTTGAGCTATGTCTTCACAAAAATCAAACATACTTTTAAGTAAACCTGGTGGTGAAAATAAATCTTTAGGTGGTGTAATGCTTTCGGTTGATTGTATAAAGAGCGGAGCTATCTGATTCTTACGCTCATGAGTACGCTTTACGTTGTCTACTACAGAATCAACTTCTTTTTGTGGTAATGGTGGGTTGTTATTCTTATTCCAGTTTTGTAGGAATACTCTTACAAACTCTAGGTTTACATTTTTAGATATAAGGTATCCAGCAATCCTAGCAGCTCCATCGTTTCTAGATCCTTCCAATACACCATCCAAAGAGAAGGGTGCTGTTTGCACGCTGCTTTCAACTTTAGGTACGCCTGTTATTTGTAAGAATTCTTTTTCAGTAAAGTCCGGTAGATCTGCACAATCATGTATTTTCCAATCTGGAAACATCACAGGCTTATAGACTTGACCGTTAGCATGGCGGTTGTATGGAGCGATAATCAAACCGCCTACGCCTCTTATATCTATAAGTCTTTCAATAGGAGTTTCGTTGGTCCTTCTTGTTGCAAAGGTAGTGTAGTTTTCTGGGTTGTTATAATAGTAATGCATACCTTTACCAGTTATAACTTTAAACGGACAAGCAGGTAAGTTCCTTTCTACCCAGTCCATAGCTTCAGGAGAGTCTGCGTCAACCACGACAAACTTGCCACAAACTAATGCGACCTGTAAATTGTCTCTATCCTTGAACCAAGACTCTACAAGTTCTCTAGAGGGCCTAGTCTCCTTATACTGCTCCCAACTTCCTAAAAAAGACGGAGGTTTCTTGTTAGATCTTTGTAAAGGAACAACATTGTAACCATCGTCAAAATAAGCCAAGGCAATATCTAAGGAAGAATCATCCTCATTAATATTGAGTTGGAACATACTATTCCTGGTTTTCTAAAATTTCAGATATAGAACCGTAAATAGATTCAAAGTCTAATCTTCCCTCTGTTGCCTGTATGATTTGTTTAGCTTGCGCTATAGACGGTTGCCTGTATCCATACCTCCAAGATTTACAAGATGCTTCTGAGCATTTAAAATCTTCTGCGGCTTTTTTATGACCTAGAAATTTTATGTAACCGGCTAGTGTGTATTGGTCCACTTTCCTGTCTTTATGATTTGGTTGTACGCCCATAGTGTTTAACTCCTTTAGTTTTTTGGTTGCAATAGACTTAGCTCTAAAATAATAATTAGCCAGCCAGGTGATGTCATCTTTTGTACTCATATACTTCTCCTAAATAGTATGATTTACACATTGTAGTTTTTTAGTGTACAATAATCAAGTTCATTTCAAATAAACCGTAGGAGGGTACAAAATATGAGCTTGAAAGATAAAATAAAAACACCAGACAAACTTGTCAATAAACAAGGAGCAAAACTTCTTGTGTACGGCCAAGCTGGAGCTGGAAAAACTTATGCAACACAAACTATGCCAGGCAAAGTTTTGGTTATAAGTGCTGAAGCTGGGTTGCTTTCTATTAAAGATGCGCCCAACGTATCGGCTATTGAAGTAAGTAATTATGACGATTTGAGAGAGGTTTATGCTGCTCTTAAATCTGGTGAATTAGTCTTCGATAGCGTGTGTTTAGACTCTGTATCAGAGATCTCTGAGATCTTATTGGTGCATGAGAAGGGTAGAAACAAAGACGGGAGAATGGCTTATCAGAATGTAGCTGAAGCTGTCACCAGTCTAATGAGATCATTTAGGGATCTAGATATGCATGTATTATTTCTTTGCAAAGAAGGCAAAGATAATAATGATGGCGTATTTTTCTTTGGTCCTAAGATGGCAAGTAAACCTCTGGGAGATTCGATAACGTATTTCTTTGATGAGGTTTTAGCACTTCGTATTATTGACGATCAAGATGATGATGGTAATGCGATAGCTGCGAGGTGGTTACAAACGCGAATAGGTCAAGGCTACACAGCCAAAGATCGTAGCGGTAAGCTAGAGGCGTTTGAGAAACCTGATTTAACTGCTCTAATTGCAAAATTAGGGTTTTCTATGAATGTTGAAAATAAGGAGAGTAAATAATGTCAGATTTTGACGGCGTTGATTTTTTTGAAAATGCGGAACAAATGGAATCGAAAGGTCCAGAGGTTGCGCCGACTGGTGAATATGAAGCAAAGATTATTGCTGCTGAGAAATATAAATCTAACAGCGGTAATTGGACGCAGAAAATAACATTTCAGATTGATGGCGGTAACTACCGAGATCATAATGAGTGGTATAACTTATGGTCTGCTAATGAAGATTCAAAAAGAATAGCAAGTGAGATATTTAGTAGACTTGCTCTTGTTTGTGGATTTAAACAGCTGCCGGATTTTGCCAAAGACTTTATTGGTAAAACCCTTAAAGTTGGTATTAGACAGTTTGAAGATAACTGGACTAATAACGAGGGCCAAGCTGTTACTTCTTTGAAGACTAAAATCATAAAGATGGAAGCTTCTGAAATGAAACCAGCTGCACCTGGGGAGAAACCTCCGTTCTAAGTGCAAAATAAAGAAGGGGGCTATATGCCCCTTTTTTTTGTGTTTTAAAAAAAA